AAGCCAATGTGTCTTTGCTCTTTTATCTCCAAATAAAGGCTTATAATCTATTAATTTAAGTATCTCTTTTAACTTAATTTGTTCCTCATTCCACTTAAAAATTAATGTTCCATACTTGTCTAAAACTCTCATGCATTCTTCAAAACCTTTTTTAATATCTTGTGGCCACGTATCAATATTTAACTTTCCATACTTTTTGGCCAACCATGATTTTTCACCTGCTTTTATTAAATGTGGAGGATCAAATACCACTAGCTTAAAAGTATTATCATCATAAGGTATTTTTCTAAAATCTCCTTTTACATCAGGATTTATTATTAATTTTCTGCCATCACATAATGTATCATCAAGCTCTCTATTGTCCATATAAATAGCATTTTCATTCTCTTTATCAAACCAAAACATTCTACTTCCACAACATACATCAATAATTGGTTTCTCCAATTCTTTCACCTCGCTTTTCTACACAAAATCTTCAAATTCCGCATTAATTACTCCTCACAAAATGGTCCCCACATATCTTCACTTCCTTTTCACATTAATTAAACATTGCAAATACTTTAAAATATTTTAATAACCAAAGTATTCCTGCTATAAGTCCTAGCCAAAATACTAAATTAAAAACAACTCCCATCAATCCAGCTAAAAATAAATCTTTCTTAAACATGTTTTCACCCTCACTCTATATATTTAGAGAGATAGCGCCTACTTTTTAGGAAAAGCACTATCTAAAAATTTTTGTTCAGCCTTAGTGACTGCTTCCTCTATTAAGTCTGGCTCAACTATCCTAGTAACATTCAATTCCTTCAATTTCTCTTTATCATACAAGTCATACCATACAGGATTATCTGTGCCGATTCTTAGCTGCTTTGCATTCTTGATTAAAATATACCCTGCTTTAATGGCTTGTTTCCTAAAATCTTTCAATTTTAATGGTTTAATATCAGCAGATCCATACTCTTTTTGAAATCTAAATATTTCATTTAAAAGTTGTGTGGTCCTTATATAGAATCCATCTTCTTTTCTATCCTGTATTATTGTTTCTTGAACACAAGTATTTTTATCTTCTATCATTTGGCTATATAGTATTAACATTTGTTCAACAGTACTTTTAGCTTCTTTTCCTCCATCCAATACCTCATCTTGAATATTCTTTATGATGTGTTGTTCATAATTTTCAATTATGTTAAGTCCATGACGTTCCAATAGAATATTCAGTATTTCTATTCCGCAAGCTATATTTAATGCTGTATCGAAGGCTCTACCTTTTAATATGTCAAACTTAGTGCCTAAGCTTTTCCTTATATCCTTGTATTGTTCAACAGACATATTCAGCACTTCATCAATTAAGCTTCGGCCAAACTTATTCAAAATGTCTTTATGTTCAATTAACCAAAATGTAGCTGTACTATTTTCTTCTGTACGTTCATTTTTAGAAATATAAACAATACAGCTTCTAGTTATAAGTGCTGTTTCTTGATCCGGATAAGACTCTTCCCCAGCCATAATTATTGGTCTTTCAGGTATAAAATTTTTGATTTTAAAAGACTTATCACCTCTAGGCATTGGAGTTCTGTCATATGCATCTCTCATTGTGTTACATACTTCATCAGTTTTATATTGATTCCATTTACTTGGTTTAAATTCATCACATATTAACGGATAATTACCTAAACATAAACTTCCACTAAAACCAAAAGGTTTTGCTGATGAAACAGAAATCTTTTCTTTTGCTGGATAATTTAAAATAGGAGCTATGATCCTTTCTAAAATTGTAGATTTACCACTTTCTGATTCTCCTGTGATAAATAAATGATGTAATTTTTCATCAATAGCCATATTTTGATATACTGCTAGATCATTAATTATAGTTCCAACAATACTTATAGACTTTTCTGCTGATAAAAATCTAAATAATCTCTTTTTTAGTTCCAATAATTCAGATGTTTCAATTTTCTCAACCTCAGTTAGTTTTATTTTGGTTCCATCTGCAAATGCTGAGGTATCTATTCCATCTATAAATATAGTTCCATCAGCACAAGTTAAAGCCATTTTCCCATTAATACAACTAAATCGTACTCCCTGGTATACTTCTTCATCTTCAAGGAAAAAGTAATTACTCAACCATTCTCTGAATGTATTTAAATCTTTCTTTTCACCTTTAAAATTTAGTTTTGCACCTAAAAAATTTCTAAATGAACGCAAGTCATTCAATACTGTACTGGAATCTGTTTTAGGATATATTTTGCCATCAATTCTAGATTTAACTGTTAAAGCTATATCTTCAAAGTCTGCCTCAACATTTATTAGTGTTTTTGCTTCTAATATTTGAAAATCTGTTATATAAACTTTCCTTGGATTTTCTCCGCTTTTGTCATACTGAAATTTATACACGCCACCGTAATCCTGTTGAAGTTGGCTCTTATCTCTTAAATCCAATGATCTATCAAATGCATTAAATAAATCATTTTTATTATGGCCAGCTTCTAACCAATCTGTAACGTCCTTATTATCACCAAGTGACTTTATTCCTGGTAAATTAATAATCTTAAACTTTGAACATTTATCAAAAAATTCTTTCTTTATATCCTGGATATATCTTTGACCAGCCTCTCCAGTATCACCTATCACATATATTTTCATGAATTCATTTGCTTTTAATTTTTCAAAGTTCTTTACACCCTTTAGAGAGCTTGCTACAAAGGTTTTATTTTTAAGAATGTTGTTTATCGTATTGGCATCCTTCTCGCCCTCTACGAAGATAATAGTCTTATCCTCGGCTATTCCTTTTAATAGATTATAATAATTGTATGGTACTTCATCTGCACCACGCTTATTAGCAACTTTTCCATTTTCAATACAGTAATATGGAGTCTCCTTTTTTCCGTCTGGTTTAAGAAATTTAGCTTTAGCATATATTGGCTTGTTATTTTCATCTACAAAAGTAAATATTCCAAGTAATGTATATCCTCGTTTTATATCCTGGAGCTGCCAGTCAATATAACTTCGTATTTTATCTTCCCATAGCTCATTCTCTGCTTTTTCAACTTCTAATCCTAAATATGATCTTGCTTCCTTATAACTGCAGTTTTTATACTGCATAACAAAGTCTAGTGCATCACCTTGCTTGCCTGTACTAAAATCTTTAAACTTGTACTTATTGGAATTACTATCAAAATAGATTGTAAAAGATGGCGTATTTTCTTGTTTAAAAGGAGAATGTATTTTCTTTTCTCTGTTAAATCTCTCGCCAGTCAAATCCTCTATAACCTGTTTTAAATCAATATCATTAATATTTCTCACAGCTACACCTCCCCTATAATTTAAAACCATTTAATATTTCATACCTAGTCATTTTCTTACCCATATTTTTCTCTATTTCAATAATTAATTTGCTTAAATCTACATTAACTTCATCAAATAAAGTAAAAGCTGAATAAACTTTTCCAGTATTTCTATTTTCCTTTTTAACGTCACACTCTTCAAAAGTATGCTTTGTTAAATATTCTTCAGCCTTTTTATTTCTCTCTAGGCATTCATTGTATTTTTTCTTTAGACTCATTAAATCTTTTTCCATAATAGACACCTCAATCTTCATAAAGAATGTCTAATGCAGCCATCTCACATATTTCAAGCTCTTTTTCTTCTCCAAATCCTTTATGTTTAAATAAGTCATAAACATACGATTCAAAGGTGTTGTATATTTCGCTGCCTATAATACTTTTGTCTATTGGGCGTATAAATGTGTTATATCTTATCTCTATAGATTTTTTAATCCTGTTATATAGTGCTTTAGGATCATACTGGCTTCTATAATTCCCTTGACGAATGTTTATATCATAATTAGGGTCCTCAACAAAAAAATAATATTTAATCCCATATTTATTTAAATGTGCAAGTTCAGTTTTTAACCTAATACCATCATCTTTAAAATTTCCTGCAATTTCATCAATACTATTTTTACGTTCTATCACTATATCCCTGTCAAAATATATGTCTCGTTCTTGGCCCCTAAATGTTCCTTTAGGAAGCATGCAAGAATAATCACCAAAGTCTAATTTTTTTACTTTATATCCAATCTGCTTGCTGTCTAGAAATTGCTTTATATGAGAATTGTTCTGTTCTCTAGTGTCTATTAAAATCACAATACTTTTTGATATTTGATCTATTTCTTTATCTGTAAATCTATATCTCATGATTTCACCTTCTTTTGTTAACTTATAATTCTGTTAAGTTCTGATAGCTCCATAACTAAATTCATAATATTTTCTTTTTGTATACTTACTGTTGCATTACTAAACTGTAAGTCCACATTATCATCATTAATTTGATATTGCCCAATAGAACCTCTATAGGTTTTTATCTCTTGAAGAAATGAAGGTACTTCAACTTTGATTTCTTGTTTAGGTTCTGTTGTATTTTTATCTATATTCTGAGTTTTTTTGCCTTTGTAATTTTTACTTTCTGATCTAACATCCATAGTATCGTAATAACTTTTGATAGTACCTGGAGATAGACCATATTTATGAGCAATTAACTTAGTTGCATCTTTACCTGTTCCATGTTCTCTAACTTCTTTCACTAACTGCTCTCTAGTGATTTTCTTTTCTGGCATCTTATCATCACCCTCCATAATCTTTCTAAGTTTTACTAATAAGTTTTTATATTTTCTTGAAATGTATGATTGAGATAAATTAAATTTTTCTGCTATTTCTTTCTGACCTTTAAAATTTAATCCAATCTCTTCTACTATCTCTCTATCTATAGGATTAAGTTTTCTAAGTGCATTTCTTAAGTTTTCACATTGAATATTCTTAAATGCTATTTCTTCATAGTTTATATCATCTGAAATAGTATCTATATACTCCATTTCATCATCTTTTAAAGAAAAAGTTTTATTTAAGCTAAAAACATCTTCATGCTTCTTATTTTTTCTATGATATATTCTAAGCTCATTTCCAATGGCCATTGCTGCATATGTTAAAAATTGAACATCCTTATCTACTTCATAACCCTCATAGGCCTTTTGTAGACCTATGAAAGCTACTTGTTGTAAATCATCAAATTCATATTTTCCTAACCAGGATTGACACTGTTTATATATAAAATTTTTAAATTGCTGATAAACTTCCTCAATAGACATATTCCTAATTTCATTTTTTAGTTTTATTGGCTTCCTATCCATATTCAGCCCTCATTTTTCTAGAAAGGTAACTCTCCATCATCTAACACTGGAACTAAATCATCATTTGTACTTGGATTTAATAATTTAGCTTTAGGTACTTCAACACCCTTTTTTATATCCTCAACAGTTCTAAAATTAAACAACTTTACAGAAGATTTAGTATTTCCATATGAATCTTTATATTCTTCTTTTCCAAAAACACCACCTACAAGTTTTCCTTTTAAGCAGCCAGTGAATTGATCTCCCCATTGTACTTTAAATCCTGGATTAGAACCTTCCACCATATCTATAAAAGTTTTAAACCCTCTATTGGTTTTATTATCTGAATCATAAACCAACTGACGTATTGTTCCACCAACTCCCCAACGTTTTTCTTCTCTCGTATCATTTTTATATTGCTCTGAAAAATAACATGGTTGTTTGTCTGAAGGATCAGTATCTATATAAATTACAATCATATCTCTTCCAGCTTTACTCTTAGTTTCTTCTACACTCATTATTCTGCAAATATGACCTCCAACTTCTAATGGAGTATATTGTCCATACGCTTGTACTTCATCAAAATCCTTTGGTTTTATCATAATTAATCTTCCTTTCCATTTTTCATAATTCCATACTCTTGGCCAGTAATAACATCATGTACTAATACCATGAGCTTACCTTTCTTCTCTCTTGCAATTAATGCAATTTGAGCTTCAACACATAATTTTTGAATCATACTAACAACAAAATTAATTTCATTGAGTCTATCATCCATAAATCTACCTCCTAAAACTCATCTAAAGCTTTTAAAACATCAGCCATGTTATTATCTATCTCTTTACTTTCAAACGCTCCTAATGGCGATTTAGCTGTACTAAAATTACTTTGTGTTTCAAATATGTGCTTTCCATCAACACACTTTGCTAATAAAACTGTATTAAATTTGCTTTCTAAAACAATCTTATCTAGCTTCTTACCACTAGTCTTAATCCTAGTCCACAAGTAGCCACTATCATTAATCTCAGTTTGACTATGACATATAAATACAACTGTTAAATCATCTCTATAAGTAAGTGCATCATCAACTGTTTCCCATACACATTGGGCTAAATCCTGCCACTTATCAAAGCCTTTTTCCTTACTTCGTCTCATTTCATCAGCTACCATTACACCGTTAAGAGTATCAACTACAACTACCTTGACATGTGGAGCCTTATCATTAATATTTTTAAGAATACTTCTTATAGTTGCTGGATTATCAGTAGCCATATAATTTCTGTTTTCATTGTTATACTGCTGCTTCCATCCCTTCCAACTAAGTCCCTTCTTATCTGCATCTATAATATAAGTTGTTGCTGGGTCAAGTGTTCTAAGACTTGTAGTTTTACCAGCTCCGCTCTCTCCCATGATTCCGATTAATTTAGACATTACATTCCCTCCTAAAATGGATATTCTACTGCTTTAATATTGAATCTTTCTTCAATACTCTTAGCTTCCTTTTGACTTATATCAATGTTTATAATTTCATTATTTTTAATAAGAAATAGAAAATACCTGTTATCATATCTCCCTAATTCCCATTCCATAAAATCACCTATTCCACCTTAACGGTAATAGTTTCAGTTTTTTCGATTCTTATACCAGGCAATACCTCTCCTGTTTCTTGATTTACACCATTTTTGCAAATCTTTTTAAGACTTGTTTTATCAAGTTTCTCCTCGACCTTAATGGCATCAATTTGATTTACATTGCAGTAATCAATTATTGCCTGTTCATCATCATAAAACCACTTATCCGACTTCTTAGATATAACTTTTCCATAAGGTGTAGATAATTTAAATTTACTATCCTTAGCCTTTTCCTCTACGTAATAGCTACTTAATAAACCTTCAAAATATTCTTTATTACTTTGATATTGATTGCATTGTTGCTTTTCCCATGCATCAATTCTCATTCTTTCATTTTCAGCTATTGATTTAATCTCAGCCTCTTTAGCTTCAATAGCTCTTAATTTTCTGAAAGCCCATGTAGCACCTTCCAAATTCTCTATTTTAAAATTTTCTTTAACTTCTTCCTGTAATTCTTGATTTAATAATGCATTTTCCATTTGCAAACTCCTCCTATAAGTTTTATAATTTATTTGAATGTATTGTCATGCTATCTTGGACTACTTTGGCGAGGGTCCTTGATAGCTTTTTCTTTTGTTAAAAGTTTCTGAAGCTCTGCCTCTGATTTTTCCCTCCAATTTTTATCTAATTTTCTAGGTCTTCTTGGAAATCTTCCAAATTGCATTTTTCTTTTCATTTAATATCCACCACCATTTAATTTTTCTAATGCAGAAATAATAGTTGCTTCACTTAACTCACTAGGTTTAATACTAAATACAATACCTCGTATTTTAGGATCTTCTACTTCCTCAATTTCTAGTGTTTCGGCATTCATATAATATGGTTTATTACATAAAGCCATTGACCTTATTTTTACCCCTTGTGCCTCAAGTTTCGCCTTTAAGTCAGCTGTACTTACAACCTCACCTTTTTCAATTTTGCTAAGTAATAAATCAACTTCTCTTTCAGTTAAATCTGTTTCAATTTCAAGAAAATTAAGTCTGCTTACAGTTTCCTCAACATGTAATTTATATCTTGCCATTATCAGCACTCTTCCTTTCTTTGCATTCTTTTAACCTGCATATTGGACACTTATATCCATCCTTAGGAATTTTAGCTTTAATGCTTATATTCCATATATGATTACAGTACTGGCATTTAGCATCCATTCTCTCGCTCAACCTCCTCAATGTTAAAAATATGAAGTTTTCCATCACTACTATTGAACTCTACACAAACAACTACTTCGTTATATGTACCTACTCTTAAGATTTCATAGCGTTTTTTCTTGATTGTTATTACTTGTCCTACAATAAGTTCCAACATAATCACCACCAATTAAACATTCATCTTATTTTCATCCTTACTTGCTGCAGCGAATGCTCTTAAGCATTTAGGACAGATTTTTAATCCTAATATCTCCCTCAAATTATCAATTTGACCGCAATGAAAACATCCTGGATTATATTTTTTCAATATAATATTTTCCCCCTCTATATAAATTTCTAATGCTGAACCAAGGCTCTTATCAGTTTGATCCTCTAGCTTTAGTTCCCTTCTTATTTCCTTAGGAATTACTATTCTCCCTAAAGTATCAATTCTTCTTACAATTCCTGTTGACTTCATTTACAAAATCCTCCTTAACTTTTTAATCATTATGTTTTATTTATTACTAAGGCTTTTCAGCCTGGTTATCTTATTGTTCTTCTAGCATTTCAACTAATTTTTTAGAATTTTCAGCTCCTAAATGTTTATATACTATATCTGCTAATACTTCAGCCTTTTTCTTCTGTACAACTTCAATGCCTCCTGGAAATACAAGCTCCACATCATATTTACTCATGAGATACTGCTCGTACTCTGTAAACGGTTCGTTGTTCTCATTGAACATTTTATTTAAATCCACATGACCACCCCATCAAAATTGCTTCATACATGATATGCAAATTATTCTATTGTGTTACAGTTTCATCAAATGATATTTGTCCTGAAAGTTCTTCTCTTCTCTTTTTAACCTTTTTCATTGAAATATTTAAACCCTTATATTTTTTATTTAATTGAGTTTCAATATTAGATAATGCTTTTTTATCAGTAGTTGTTTCAATATTAAAATATTTTGACTTTCCTTCATCATCCTTACAATTAAAGCAAGTTCTAATACCTTTTTTATCTTTATAAGTTGCCATTATGCTATTTGCTGTTCTTCTTAAGGCCTGTTCTCTAAGTTTACGAATATCAAATATATAATGTGGTCTTATCAACTCAATGATTTGTTCTGTAGTAATTTCTCCTCCAAGCTCGTCCATCTGCTCTAGTATTTTTTCTCTCGCTTTCTTTTCTAAAACTTTACTCATTCGGCTTCACCCCTTTAAAATAATTTTTAATTTTGATTAGCTTTTGAATAGCTGAATTTATATCCGCTAATTCAATATCAATCATTTCTTTAGTATCAGTTATACAATTCCAAGCCTTTAAGCTGTCTTCATCTACATATAGTTGATTTATTTTATAAATTGCATTTTGATATTTTTTAGAGAGTTCAACACATTTTTCAAATTGCTCATTAGTTAGATTATTAAAATCTTCAATTCCAAAAATATGTGTTTCTTTCTCTTTCCTGAACTTATCCAGCACAACTGCATTTTCTGGGAGATTTTTTTCAAGCTCTTTAAGTTTTTCTTTTTCTTCTTGTTCTTTTTTCTCTTTTTCAAGTTCTTCATAATACTCTTGCTCAAGTCGTTTGTTTTCTTCTGCTGCCTTCTCTGCTGATTTAGTTAATACATAAGCACTATTAATTGTTAATTCACCTTTTTTAACTTGTTGCTTAATTTCTTCTGGAGCCTTTTCTTCTATAACTTCAACTTTATGAATTGTGTCATGTGATACTCCTGCTATCTTTGCCAGCTCTTTTTTAGTATCTATTGTTTCAATCTCTCCTGTATTTTCATCATTAACTTTTGTCAGATTTCTGACAGATGTTAAATCATTTCTTTTTCCTTGATTTTCCTTTGCTTTAGCTTCTATTACTGGCTTGAACTTCAATGCAATTTGTGCTAATTCATATTTAGTTAAGTTTCTTCTATTTTTTTGATGCATCCAAGTCCATTCCATAGCTTCAAGCCTGTCCTTAAATTCCATCTGAATTAAATCAAATTGAATATTGTGTTTCATGCAAATATCATATCTATGATGTCCATCTATTAATGTCTTATTCCAAACCACTAACGGACTTAAACACCCATTCTTTAAAATATCTTTTTCTAATTCTTCTTTTAGTTCTTCTGTTAATGGTGGCAATAGTTCTCTAAATTCACTATCAATAATTAAATCAGTCATATTTATTTTCAACTACTCCTCTCCAAAAATTTCTTCTTCTTTTACACCAAATGCTTGAGCAATAGCTCGTCTACTATTTTTACGTGGATAAAAAGTTCCACTTTCCCATCCCCAATAAGTTTTTCTACCAGTGAAACATTTTTCTGCAGTTTCGTCTTGTGTCCAACCTTTAATAGTTCTTAATACCTCAATTTTTTTGTTCCATGTCAAATTTTTTATTAGTTCTGACATAATTCATCACCTCACTTATTACGTTTTTATTAACCTTATGCGTATATTTTACGTTTTGCGAACATTTTACGCAATCTTCGTTTTTCGTAAAAAATACGCTATTTTTACGCTTGATATCTTATTAAAAGAAGTTACCTTTTACTACCATTAAATTTCTAATTTTTACGCTATTTTATTGACTTTTTAACGTAATTTGCGTAAAATGTAACTAAGAGGTGTGTTTAATAATGGATAATAAAATTTTAGGTTTAAAAATTAAAGAATTAAGAAGTAAGAAAGGACGTTCTTTAGGATATAAATATACTGGCGAAAAATTAGCTAGTGATTTAAGTATTTCACGTTCATATTTAGGTGATATAGAGAGTGGCAGAAGGAAACCAACTCCCGAAATATTAGAAAAATTATCAACTATCTTTGATGTACCATTATCATATTTTAATGATGATACTAACAATAATAATGTTCATCCTTTAGATGATGGAGAATTTGATGAAGAAACTAGAGCCATAGCTAGAGATATGCAAAAATTATCTACAGAAAATAAGGATTTATTAAAAAAATTAATAAAATCAATGAGCAATGCTGCTGATGAGGAGTTGAATAAATGATTCCTAAATATGCACGCTATGGGTATTGTATAGAAAAATCTATTGAATTTATATTAAATGAAAATTTATACTCATTTCCTTTTGATTGTGATAATATAATTCGCTCACATAAGTGGGCAAGAACAAAATATTCAACATTAGCAAAAGAAAATAATGTTGATATTAATGAAATAATAGAAGCTTTCAATAGTCAAGATGGTTATAGTATTTATAACGGTCGTAATTATACAATAGGCTACAACAACACTCATATTCCCAAACGTATATACTTTACCAAGTTACATGAAATTGGACATATTTACTTGAATCATTTTATTGATTTTGATGAAACAATACTCAACCGTTCCTCTTTAACCGAAACTTCATATAAAGTTTTAGAAAATGAAGCAAATTGTTTTGCAAGAAATGTTATTGCGCCTGTAGTTTTAGTAAAATATTTAAAACTATCATCTCCAAATGAGATTGCTAATTATTTTGGTATAACAAATGGAGCTGCTAAAACAAGATATGATTTATTAGATAAAGATTATTCTTTTATATCAACTAATAATGAAAATAAGCTCCTATCTTTTTGGATGAAAAAATATGAAAAGAGACATTGTTTAAACTGTAAGAATAACATTACTAAACAATACACTAAATATTGTCCTATTTGTGGTAATAATAAATTTATATTAGGAGATGGAAACATGAAATATTATGAAATAGAATTAAATGATATGGGCAAAGCAAAAATTTGTCCTATATGTGAAAATGAAAATACTAATATACTTGGAGACTACTGTCAAATTTGTGGTACACAGATAAAAAATAAATGTACTAATAAACTCTGCAACTCTGATTTGTCTGGTGAAGATAGATATTGTCCATATTGTGGGTATAAATCTGAATTTTTAATAAATAACTTATTAGATGATTGGAAGATAATCCAAAATTTAGGAATTAACAATCCATTTGATAATCCATTTGATAATGATCCACCTTTTTAAAAATTGAATAATTAATTTTTAAGAATATATATTCTCATCAAAGGAGTTGATGAAATGAAAGTAGTTGCTATATACTCACGTAAATCTAAATTCACCGGAAAAGGTGATTCTGTCGAAAATCAAGTACAGATTTGTAAAGACTATATAGATTCCTTCATAAAAGAACCTGTTAAATACTTAATATTCGAAGATGAAGGATTCTCTGGTGGTAATCTTGATAGACCTGAATTTAAAAGACTCATGAAGCTTATAAAACAAATTGACATATTAATCTGCTATAGACTTGATAGAATATCACGTAATGTTGCTGACTTCTCTACTACATTAGAAAAATTGCAATCTAATAACTGCAGTTTTATAAGTGTAAAAGAACAATTTGACACCAGCTCACCTATGGGACGAGCTATGATATATATAGCTTCTGTATTTGCACAACTTGAACGAGAAACTATTGCTGAACGTGTAAAAGATAATATGTTAGAGATGGCTAAGAATGGCTATTGGACTGGAGGTAAAATTCCATTAGGATTTGATTCAATAAGAGTTGAATATGAAGATAAAAATGGAGCTATTAAGACTAAGCCACAATTAATAAAAAATGAAAAAGATAGTGAATTTGTAAAATTTCTATATGAAAAATACTTAGATGTTGGTAGCTTGCATAAATTGGAGTGCTATATTTCTGAGAATAATATTAGGTCAAAAACTGGGATTCTCTTTGAGAAATCTACATTGAAAACAATATTACAAAATCCTATATATGTGAAAGCTAATAATGATGTTATCGAATATCTAAAAAATAGTAATTGGAATGTATATGGCGATCCAGATAATATTCACTCTTTACTAACTTATAATAAGACAGAACAAACTAAGAAGAATGGTAAATATGTTAAGCAAAACAAAGATATAAATGAGCGTTTAGCCGCTATGAGCTCTATTGAAGGCTTTATTGAGCCAACATTATGGTTAGATGTTCAGAAACAATTTGATAGCAATCGTAATGCCTTCCCTCGTCTTGGAAAGACTCATAATGCTTTACTATCCGGAAAATTAAGATGCGGAAATTGTAAGGAATATATGCTAGTTCAACATGGCAGAGTATCAAAAACTACTGGAGAAAAATTATTTTATTATGTTTGTTCATTAAAAAGAAAGTCCCATAAAAAACTTTGTGATAACAATAATGCTAAAGCTGGTGAAATAGAATATATAGTATTATCAAAACTAAAAAAAATGTCTTATGAAAAAGAAGATTTTATATCAAAATTAAAGAAAAAATACAATGATATATCCTCACCACAAAAATTCAAAATAGACCTAAAGCTTTTAGAAAAAAAATTAAATGAAAAACGTATCTCTATTGATAATCTTTTAGATAAATTAGCTTCAACTAAAGATACTACTATGGATTCAATTCTATTTGATAAAATCAGTTCTTTAAAAAGAGAATGTGATAATATAGAACTAAAAATTGAACATCTTAACAATGAAATTAAAAAAGGTAAAATAGAATTAATGAATTTGGGATTGATTGAAAGTATGCTTGATAAATGCAGTAATATTGATAAGCTTTCAAGAGTTGAACAAAAACAATTAATTAATATGCTGATAGATGTTATTTATTATTATGGGCCAACTGATACTATTCCTAAGAGTAAAATTATAATTGAATTCGTTGGCGGCATAGATTCTTATGAAGTGGATAGTTCTATAGATTTAGAGTCGTCTTTTTGTTCTACTCGGACACTCAATGAGAACAAAATAACAACTTTTAATAAAGTTTTTTCCTCTACAACTACAAATAGTGATATTTTATATAATTCACTTCCTGAAAATACATTGGCAGAAAAAATATATAAAATTAGAAAGCTTAATGGACTAACTCAAAAAGAATTTGCTCAAAAAGCTAATATAGGTTATACCAGCTTATGCAAGTATGAAATAGGATATAAAGCTAGTAAAGTAAATCTAATTAAGATCTGTTCTGCTTTTAATATATCACTTACATATCTAAATTTAAAATAATAATATCAAATTTCCAAGCGCTTGGAGATTTAATATAAACAATAAGCTAATTGACAGCATATTTTTACTCCACCAAATAAATATAAATAATAATATAATATTCCCCCAACAAACTAATAATAAAAGTGTAGTTACTATATCAATATTGACAGTAACTACACTTTAAAATCAGCTCAACGCAACTTTTCGTTGAGCTTTTCATTTTTCATGTATTAATTTATGAATACAAATTACACCTCCATTAAATATTAATAAAAGCCAATTTATTTCTTTATATCCTTACCAGTAAGAGCATTATAAGTCATGTAATAAAAATGTCGCAAAAACTAATTTAATTCTTGTTATCATCCTATTCCTCAACAATTCTAGCTTTATAAGACTTTTTATTTTTTTGTAAAATATTTCTTGTTACACTTTTTGTTACACCCTCAACCCTCTCTATTCTTTGCCTTTATATATATATTATATATATTGTAA